GCAGGCCCTATACGGGGAGCGGTGGCAATCACCGCTCGCCCGTGACCTCGGGGTAAGCGACCGCACCATGCGCCGATGGGCAGCCGGGCAATTCCCGGTACCTGCCGGCGTAGCGGCGGACTTGCTGAAACTCTGCGAGGCTCGGGCCGGCAGGCTCGGGCAGTTGGCGAAAAAATTGGAGGCGCGTTAACGGTCCTCTGTCGGTCGAATATCGGCATTATTGAACCCCCTTACCCATTCCTGCAATGCCTCACACTGCGCCCGCGTTTCGTGGTGCCGGGTGTAGTTCTCGGCCACTACAGCGGCCACCTTTGACAGCTTGGCGCCGTCAGGGATTTGCAGGAGTCCCGGCAGGGGTTGCATCAGGGCTGCCGGTGGTGAGGGGCACATTGCGGGCGGCGGCATTGAGGACGCGCACGAGACCATCAGTAGGACAGGCAGCATCATCAGCAGGCGTGACATAGCGGGGCACCTCTCGGACTATCGTCTGGCCTCGTTCGCGCACCGTGCGGGTCTGCGTCAGGTAGACAAGGGTGATTTCGTCGGCTCGCTTGGCGAGTTCCTGCGCGTGCTTGAGCGCAACGGCTTCCTGACGCGCTCTGAGGGCTTCTGCTTTGGCCTCCGCATGGGAAGCGCCCCTGGTCCAGCACCAGCCGCCGAACGTCACCACCAGTAGCCCGGCGGCGAGGTACGGCGCGGCACGCTGAAGCAGGGGCAGCCAGATCACTCGGGCGACAGCCCCATTGCCGTTACGCGCGCACGCTGGGCGGCGGTGAGCTTGTCCCAGACGTTGACGTAGGGCTTGGCGGGCTTGGTGTCGCTCGTTCCCCACGCGCATTTTCCGTTGACCACGTGCTGATAGGCCATGCGTACGGCGCCCGCAATGTAAGCGGTCGAGTCGTCAACGCCATAGAAGTGGAGCGGAGCCTTGCCGGCATTGATGGCGTCGATGTTGGCGAGGTGCAGCGCTACTGCCTTGGCCGTGGCGGTTGCCGCCTTGTCGCCCGTCTTGGTGACGGGCGGATCGCAGCGCAGATACCAGTTGGCCGAGGCGATGCCCGGCAGCAGCAGGACGAGAGTCAGGATAAGTCGGATCATGGTCTACTCCTTGGGCGTCTGCCCTTCAATGGCGCGACATGCGCCGATTCATTGCCCCGGCGGTGCCGGGTCCAAGCCGAAACGCTTGGCGACGAATTGCTCAAGCCGGAAGAGGCCGCGGGTGCCCATGTGCGACGACACGCCGATGCACACCGCCGTCAGGAGCTCGTTGAAGCCGGCCGACTCACAGAGCCAGAACGTCAGCACGCCGACGAAACCCGAGATCGTGATTTCGCCGATGAGCTCGGCGACGTTGAACGGTCGCACCGTGCCCGATCGCACTTTGTTGATGAACGACGCGACACCGCCCCACGCCGACAGCAGCAGCACCCAGAGATAGGTCAGCCAGGAGTAGTCAAGCACTCCTCGTGCCGCGTCGGCGATTTCTTTCTCGGTCGCCATCACTTGCGCCCCCCGTGCTCAATGGAATAGTGATTGCCGTCGCCGAACCGGCCGCCCCATCGGCAATCGGGCGCCAGGCTTTCCCAATACTCGCCGAGCGGTCGATGATCCTCGGATTGATCAAGGAACTTGCCCGCGCGAAACAGGTTGAGATCGATCGCGAGCCGGTCGATATGCAGGCTCGAGCGAATGCCCCGCCCGGCCGCCGCGTTGCGTGCGGCCTGCTCAGGCGTCCGCCACGCTTCGCCGAACGTCAGCTCGTAGCCGTGCGCGTAGGCGTACTGAATCAGCAGGCCGACGAGCCTGACGAAGCGGGACTGCTTCTGGCGCAAGGTCTCGCTCATTTCTTGGCCTTCAGCGCGGCGACCTCGGCCTCGAGCGCGGCGATCCGCGCCTCGAGCGTCGGCGGCGCCGTGCGCGGTTTGGCGAACTCGGCCTCCTCCTTCTGGCGTGCGGCGATTTCCTGCGGCGTCATGTCGACAAGCTCACCGTTTACTAACTTTTTCATTGGCGGATCCCGTACAGGCTGGCGGATGAAGTCGCGGCGATGTTGCCGCTTGAGAACAGCAGGCGCAGGCCGACGATCGCGCTCGTCGCGCCGTAGGCCCCTGCCCCGTTGACGCTGATCTCCTGCGCGTTGGCGGACGTGTACGCGGCCTGCCACGACACGCGCTTACGATTCAGCGAGGACGACGGCGCCGTGATCATGACCACGCCGTCGAAGCCCTCGCCGCTCGTGTTGCCGACGCGGTTGGTGCTGGTCGAGATCAGCGACAGCGGGATCGCGGTCGTGGGCGCGCCGACCGACGAGCCGTCGCCCGAGGCCGTGCCACCAGGCCCGACGAAGGTGCCGGCCCAGGCATACGCCCCCGCCCCGCTCTGCCAGGTCGGCCCGCTGGTCGCGACGCGGAGCAGCAGCTGCACGTCGTCGGTCGACGGGACAAACGCCTTGATGACGAGCGCGTAGGCGTCGTAGGTGCTGTCGATGCCGGTGGTAAAGTCGATGCTGGAGACCGGCGCGCCGGCCGTCTGCGACTGAAGCAGCACCCAGCCGCCCAGCGTGGCGCGCGCATTGGCGACGGTGATCCGCTTCTCGGTGTTCGCGGCGTCGTCCCACACCCGGAGCTGATCGGCCGCGGCGAGCGTGGTCAGCGCGGTGAGATCCTCGGTCGGCACCGAGCGCCAGATTTCGACCCAGTCCGTCGAGCGCTGCTGGAACGCGACCCACGACAGCAGCGACGCGAACACGAAGTCGTTTCCGTCGGCGAGCAGCATCTGCCCGGCACCGCCGGCGGCATGGTTCAGCGTGACGACGCGCGCGGCATTCTCAGCCATCAGGATGATGATCTGCCCGTCGTGCGTGTTCGTCTGCGTCACGGTGTCGAGCGTGTCGCTGGCCGCGTTGCCCTCGGTGTCGAGCGTGAACACGCTGCCATGATCGCGCGCGCCCGGCGTGACGGCCCCGCTCGCGATCGTCAGCTCGGTGCGCCCTGCCCCGCCAAGCTGATTGCTGACGATGTCGCGCAGGTCCTCGATGTAGCCCTGGAACTGAGCGTTTGTTGGCGTGCCGCCGAGCTGGCCGGATGATGGTAGTGCCATGGTCAATATCCTTGGATGTAAGCGTCGACCAGCCCGGTCACGGCCGAGCCGGCTGCGTTGAGCACTTCAACGTCGGGGCCGAGGGTCGCATCCTTGTCGATGACGCGCCCGCTGATCCCGCCGTTGCCGTCCGTCTGCACGGTCAGGTTGACGACCTTGATCGCGCGGTAGGTCTTGGTGATCGGCAACCTGGTCGAGCCCGACGCGATCACGACGTCGTCAAGCACCTCGACGATGTCCGGCAGATCGGTGATCAAGTCGAACTGCGAGCACACGCCCTGCGTCGCACCGGCGGTCGTCGTCAGGCGCACGTCGTAGGTGTCGGCCGCCGTCTCGAACGGCCCGAGCACGCCCGGCCACGGCGTCCACTCGCCGACTTCGGAGTCGGCATAGAACGGATCGCCGGCGGTGCCGTAGAGCGGATCGCCGCTCGCGCCGTAGAACGCAGGGGAGGTGCTGATCCGATAGTCGATCGTGTAGTCGCCGGTGACGGTCAATTCGAGCTTGAGCAAGCCGTCGCCGAGGTAGAGCGCGTCGGGCGTGTAACGCGCGACGTAGCTCATGCTGTCGTAGTAGGCGGCCTCGTAGAACGCATCCCCAGCCGCCCCGTAGAACTGCGCGGCTGCTGGCCCGTACATCGGCGGCGAGGACACGAGATCGGCCTCGATGTCGGTGCCGGTGTCGGTGCCACCGGTCAGCGTGCCCGACCAGGTTGGCGCCTCCGACTGCGTGTCGACGACGTTGCTCACCGGCAGATCGCCAAGATCCAGCGTGACGCTCGCCGTGGTCGCAGATTCGATCCCCGAGGTGTCGACGGCCCGGATCAGCACGGTCTGCGTGCCGCTCAGATCCGAAATGTCGAACGGCGGCGCGGTGACGACGCCCGGGTGCAGCGCGCGCGCGGTGCCCCAGTCGGTCGAGGTGCCGTAGTTCGCGCGCAAAAGGAAGCCCGCGAGGTCTACGGGCGGGTTCGGGTACGGCCAGGTCAGCGCATTGCCCTGCCGGTAGAACCGCTCGACGCTCGGCGGCGGCGTCGTCTTGCCGACGACCGTGTGCCGGGTGCGAATCCATTCCGAGGTCGCGCCGGCCTGCGACACGCTGCGGAACTCGATCTCGTACTCGTCACCGTCCTCGACAGGCAGGATCGAAGCCGTGCCCGCTGGCGCCGGGAAACTGGCGACGAATGTCCAGTCTTGCGCCGTGTCGGCTGGTCGGTAGCGCGCCTGGATGAGTTCGGCCGGCGTCGTGCCGGATAGCTGGTCGACGGCCACGGCCACCAGAATGCGGCTCGTCAGCGTGCCGTCGCTGGCCCGGATAAGCACGTCCTCGTCGGAGTCGATGGACGTGATAAACGGTGTCGGCGGGCGCGCGCGGTTGACGACTGGGGGCAGCGTGATCTGCGGGTCAAACTCGGGCACCGTGCCGGTCGCCGCGGTTTGAATGGCGGGGGCGTAGTCCTGGAACGTGATCCGCATGCCCATGTCACCCAGGGACTCGATCGAGCGCACGACGAGCTCAACGGACTCCGTGCCGGACTCACCGAACAGCACGAGGTCGCCTTCAGCGGGGCCGGTGGCCGTCGCAATCGGCGACGTGAATGTCAGGCTTGTTTGCTCGCCGGCAACGGTGTTGACGGGCACGACGAGCGTGTCACCAGTGGCGAGACGCACGCGCAAGGCATACGAGCCCGTCGACATGGGCACAGCGGCGTCAAGTACCACGCCTGTCGTGTCGCTGCCGCTGGTCGCGAGCGACTTGATGCGCGCGCTCGACACGCCCCACATGGGCACGTCGTGCGTGACCCGGACGAGGTCGCCTTCCTCGCATACAATGCCTTCGACGTCCGTTTCGAGGCTGTAGATTTCCGGGCGTAGCCGGCCGGCGAACATGGCGCGCCGACCGCGCTTCCAGGCTTGCGAGGCCGATGTCGTGTACGGGAGTTCCAGCGTTTCGAATAGCGTCGCGTTGCTCGCGCTGTAGCCGTCGTCGTAGACCGTGATCTCGTCG